TGGAGTTATGACTACGTTACCTGCAGAATTGGCTATCGATATAATACTAGTAGTCTGAGTAGTGCTACTATTACCAATACTGAACGCTCCAGTATTAGATAAAGTAATAGTTGGTTGAAGTGTGGTATTACCAGTATATAATAGGTTTGTGCTATTGAATACAGCATTAGTACCAGAAGTATGAGAAGTGGCATTAACAGCCGCATTAACATATAAACCGCTAAGATTAGCAACTAACACGTTTGCTGAAGCATTAACTAAATTTATCGAAACAGCGGTAAGGGAAAGATTACCTGTAGGATTTACAAGAACATCTGATGTATTATTACCAAGCCCATAAACAGTTGAGTTACCAGAGAAGAAGTGAGTTGAGTTAGTAGAAGTATTTACTGAGCTATTACCAATTGAAATATTTGTATTCGTAATGGTAATACCGCTAGTAGTTCCACCAGAACCTGACGCAGTATTGAATGTATTAGTAGCATTAATTGTATTGGCATTAAGAATGCTACTAAATGTAATTGTATTTTGAAAAGTTTGGGTGTTTGACCAAGTATACTGCGCGTCTTGGTTAGCACCAAGGAAGGCTTCTGAAGACCAATAAACGCCAGTGCCATTTGAAGTAAGATAATACCCAGCAGTACCAGTAGAACCATTGGCGACCAATGCTGCGCCATTGGCGATAGTTACTGCAGTTGCATTAATTGTAAAAATTCTATTAGTCGATAATGTACCATTAGCATGGAACACAACTTCTTTTGCAGAAGCAGTACCAATAAGTAAATTACTATTTGATGAATAAAGATAACCATCCAATGCGCCGCCGATATTATAACTTGCATTAGAATATGTAGAACTATTAATACCAAGATCGATATATCCAAATGAATCATTACCAGTATCAGCAGTGATTACAAGATCACCAGAAGCCTGTGTTCCAGAGTTAGCATTTTGAATAACGCTTTGAACATAAGTATTTTGATTGGCGTCAATTTCAATAACAGCAAGAGATCCAAAATTATATCCTGACGAAGATCCAACTTGAAGTTTAGTATTGGCAAAAAGGTTATTGGAATTAACATTTGCAGCGACTGTAATATTATTAGCAAATGAGGCATTATTACCAGCAAGTGGTGTAGGTGTAATTACTGAATAAAATTCAGTAAAGTTATTTTGAATATACCCCATTGCAGTACGAAGTGGAGTACCTGTACCATCATTTGGATTTGTTCCAATACTAATATTTGCCTGAGCCATCTTTTTCCTATATCCTTAGTTTAACATGTGTTATCTGATGTATACAAAGTACTATCAGAAGTAATAGTTGAAATATCCGAAGTCAATCCATAGTTAACAAACATATCAGAGGTAATCCCTGTCATATCTGAAGTATAGTAAGTGCTATCAGAAGTAATACCTATAACAGCATTGTAAGTTTCAAATTCTAATACAGCCAAAGATTTTTCATTATCTATGAGATAAAAATCACCAAATAATTCAGAACCAGCCGAGTGAAATGTGTTATATAATATATCTTTGTATTTATCGAGCGTAATAGCAGCTCGAATTTGATACGAATAATCTTGATAAAAATAACTGTCTTGAATGTATTTATCTGAATTTAAGAAACCATTAGTCGAAGACCAATTACCTTCGTCTCTACCAACACCATTTTTAACAACGAATCCTTGAATCGAGCTAGTTGTATCATATTCCTGAACGAATGTAGTTAATATTGCGCCAGAACCACCAGCAGTATTCGATAGGGAAAATGAAATATTAGCCCCAGAACCAGCAGAAGATCCACCAATTGAATTGGCAATAGTTACTGCTAATCCACTAATACTTTGATTATTACTAAACAATCCAGTATTAGAAACTGCAACAGATGTAATTTTACCACTTGAATCAGTAGTTATTGATGCATTACCACTATAGAATTGATTATTTGAAGAAATAGTAACACCAATACTCGCGCCCGATGGCGCAGTTGCATTTGATAATCCAGCAGTAAGATTAGTTGAAATCATATTAATTGGTGTACCACTAGATCCAACTGTCTGCGATTTATTCAAAGTATATGTTCCAACACCACCAGAACCAGAAACAAAAGCAGTTATTGATGTATTAGAGGTTACTCCTGGTCCACTAACTCTTTGTCCAATAACAATATCGCTATAATAACTGGCAAGAGCCGTTTGCATATCTACAACTGTAAGTGTATTGGCAGAAATATAACCTTTAAATGAAGAATACCCCAAACCAAATCCAGATGATTCGCCACCATAGAAATTAGTTACTGTTAATACAAGACCACTATTAGCCTGTGTACTTTTAAACAATCCAGTATTAGAAACAGTAACCGCTGTAATTTTACCAGTTGAATCTGTAGTTATTGATGCATTGCCGCTATAAAATTGATTCTGTGTATTTGATATTGTGATATAATCACTATTCGAATACCCTACTGTATTACCATTAATAGCAAGTGCTGAAATATATTGTTGAGTGTTACTGCTGACAGTAATACTAGGGGCTACCAAATATCCAGAACCAATGTTATCTAAAATAACAGATGTTACGCCACCAGTGTTATTTGTTAAAATATGACCAGATGCAGGTGTTGCATATGCAGTTCCCGAAATCGTCAAACTATCATTATTACTATAATGAGAGCCAGCTGCAGTAATGTATGGAGCGTTTAATGAATTATTTGAAAATGTAATATAATCTGTATTCGAATATCCAGTTGATGTACTATTATTTGTAACATTAGAAACTATAAGACGATTATTGCTATTAACAGTAACAGTTGGAGCCTGAATATATCCAGAACCTAATGAGTTCATAATCACAGCTGTGATGCCACCAGTTGCATTTGTGGTAACATAACCATTTCCTACAGTTATGTTATCTACAGATGAAAATGATAGGCTATCATTATTACTATAATTATTACCACCATTGGCAATTACTGGTATAGTCAATGCATTATAACGATATGCTTTTACAAGTTCGTTATCTATATAACCTTTACCTGAACCAATAGCTGTTACAGTTTTAACAATATTGTTACCAGCTGATGGATTAGCAGAAATAATTTCATTTTTACCATCAATTGTATTATCGCTACGGGCCATTAATGGGCTATAGATAGAAAAATTAGACGGTAAAATTACAGGAGCCGCTTTAACAGTAGCTACTGTATTAGAATATTTTGAAGGACCATAAAGAAGAATACTAGTATCACTAGTAACAGTTCGAATGATTTGATAGTCGATCACAGTACTATTAGCTTGTAATGCAATAACATCACCATTTGCAAAATATGTTTTAAATGTAGTACTGGTACCAGTAATTGTATTTGAAGATGTAGAAATATTTACAGTTCCAGGTAATGTTTTTGAAAGTTGAGTTGATCTAACAAAAACATACGGTGTTTGTGTATATCCGTTACCTGATGAAGTATTTGCTAAAGTAGCAATACTACCAAATGTTGAAGTAGTATATTTTAAAGAAGGTACAATTTGCGCTGTTGAATTAGCAGCTGCATTTCCTGGTAATGCATATGTCGAAGAATTAATAGCTTTACTAAGATAATCACAAATTAAATCTGTATTATAATTAATGTTTTGTAGATAAGATAATGAACCTAATTGAAAAGAAGCTCCATTACCAGTAGTATCTCCATCACCCTTATAAAAGAAAATATTAGCATTTGCAATATAACCAAACCCACCGCTGATTATATTAAACGCAATCGAACCTTGTTGTCTTGAAACACTTGTTACTCTTAAACGGCCATTAGTTCCAGAAGAAACAATTTTATTTGTTGTTGGGTCATACTGTGCTATTTTAAGAACATCGCCTACATTATAATTTTGGCCACCATTGATAATATTTAAATAATCAAGCGATCCTAAAACAACAGGAGCTGCTGCAATATCTTCAGGCGTATTCTGATTTTGAATAATAATCTTTTCGCCTTTAATGAAATAACCACCTACAGGCGAAATATTAGAAAGAGCAAGGTTGCAAGTGATACCTCTATTAATAGCATTTCTTACAAGTTCTTCAATAATTGCTGTTGTACCAGAAGTAACACCAACAATTGTTTGGCCAACATAGCTACTAAGAGAGCCGTTATCATTGACTTCAAGATATCTAGGTTGAGTCCATGTACCATCAGAAATCTTAAGCATATCTTCAGATGGAAGATATACGTCAACATCTTGACCATATATTAATTTAAATAAAAGCTTATAACACTGAATAGAACCTTTAGAACGATAAACGTCTAAAATATGTTTAAGAAGATATCTTTTATTAACAATTACATCGAATGGTATTCCATAAAGATATTTCTTTTGAAAATGATCAAGAAATGCATCTAATGTATTATCGATATCTCTATAGTCTAAAAGATTTCTAGCTCCATAAATTGGAGGCATTAAAGAAGTATAATCTGAATTTAATATTACATTATTAGAAGAATCAACTAATGGATTATTACTTTCCATCCACTCATAATATGCTTTAGCAAATAAAATGAAGTTATCGCCTTCTTCCTGATAAAATCTAGGAAATTGGTTTTCAATAAAATTCGATATCTTTTTTTCAATTGAAAATTGCATTTGAATTATACTACTGTTTGCATCATGGTGATTGTTACATCATTAGGATCAATTATAAGTATTTTATTACTACTAACAACAATGTCTTTATTCATAGGAACCATATAAAGAGCGATATAATTATTGTAATAAGAGGTTGTAAGATTAGTAATTACAACATTACCTGTCTTATAATCGATTGTTCCAATCATAGAATTTAAAATAGTAAATACACCATTTACAGTTGAATATACAACTAAATTTCCATTGTTGTCATCTCTGATATATGATAATGGCCATTGCGCCCCAGAACTATCTACGTATGTAAAAGCAGAAGAAGTTATTACAGGCTCGTCAGAAAAAGCTCCACCCTTTACGTATCCAGGAGAAGCCATTTCTTGTTCAACTGGATTATTAAAACTAAAGCTAAATGATGTTGGATAATTTAATGCAGGTGATAATCTTTTAATGATGTTAATAGATGTATCATTACTGGTAATACTTAAATCACTATTATCAATAGTAGAAATAAATTTAGAATAACGAAGATCAGAACCAAATGCCTCGATATTATTTACACTATATTGTGAAATTGCTGCTAAAACAACGGTTTGTAATTCACTAGAAGTTTTAGTTGTTATAGTTTTATTATATTGAACCGTTGTATTAACTTGACAATAAAGATAATCAGGGTCAGTTATAACAACTCTATTTGGTAATGCTATGAATGGTTTTAAGAATTGAGAGATTTCATTTTTAACATAATCTGGAGCAACAGTGCCACCAGAAGGTTTAATTGCAACTATAACTCTACCATATTGTTTTGGTTCTAAAGTTTCTCCACCATAAACATTAACATCTGAAATTATACTACCATAATTAGTAAGAACCAATGAGGAATAATCATCAGATGTAACAGCTCTTTGTTGAGTTGCGAAATATCTTGGGGCTGAAAATTTAATAGAGTCAATTGATTCTGCATTAGAGCCACCCGAAGAATTTGCAAGAACAGTTATCGGCGTTTGAACGCTCGCGCTGCCATTATTCATTACACCTAAATCTTGATTACAGATAAAGGAAACAACACCGTCAGAATCTGTGCCTTTTGTTACTCTATATGAAATGTTTATCACAGCTAAATTATTTGGAATTCTACCAAAATTATTATCGCCGAAAATAATCTCATATTGATTATTTTGAGCAGCCTGTAAAAAAAACACATTTGAAGTGCTAGTAAGATTATATAATGTAGAAGCTACTGAGAAGTTAGTATTTACATTGTTTTCAGTAACTATAACTTCAATACTGCTAATATCAACATTTTGATTTGTAAGAATAAATCTTTGAGCTTCATTATTGATATTGTTAACATATGTATCTGTAATATATTTACCTTCATAAACTGATATATTAGGAACAGTATATGTTATTGATGATGAATTAGAAACAGAAGATGTGAAAGAATAATCGTGATCTGTTACGAAATTAAATGCACCATTAGCATTAGTACCACCAAATAATGTACCCTTTTTGATAGTAAGAGTAGTTATATTAGGTGAAGTTATAACTTGGAAAGATATATTAGCTTCTGATGACTTTGAAGAACGAGGAAGATAATTAAGTTCTTTAGCGTGTGAAACAACAGATTCGAGATTCTGCGCAGAATCAAGAAACATTTCCGATGCGATCATGTTTAAATAGAAAGAATTCAAATAAGAGTTATATGACATAACATCAAGAAGTGTGTTGATGTTAGAGCCTTCAAAGTTATAATCTTTAAAAATTGACTGTGTAGAAAGAAAAGATTTTAAATTCTGTTTAAGAGTATCAAAATCTAAAGAAGTTAACTGAAGTGCACTATTGGCCATTTATCGGACT